AAGAGCCGAGGCGCGCGAGCGCCTCGACCTTTAGCTATGGACGAACTAAACTTGGATTGTTGTATTGTTCTTCTGTCATTGGTATGCGTTGATTGTTTAAGTGATTAACCCAACGCCAATTCGATGTCGTTCCACTTCGCCAATCGTGATCATAATCTTTAACCCAAGCATTATCCTCAGTTAATTTAATTGGCTCATGAATACGACCGAAGTGATTGATTGCTTGCTCACCAAACTTTTGAAACCAATCGTTCTGACAGTTCATTGAACACGCATTGCCACCAAGATAATAGAAGCTTGATCTTCTTCTAGTCTGATAAACCTTGGCGCCTTTCGGTCCTCTTATTCTATCTTTAGTTTGATACTGATGACACAAAGGTCCTTGACAATATTTCATTAATGCACACTACCTTTCTTCTCAGCTTGAAAGTTGCGCCACTCATCTGAGTTCTTAATTAAGATATGTGCTTTAGGAATAATTAACATTAACATTATCCACGACATTTCTTCATCTGTGAATTGTCCACTATTCGCAACATCATCAACTCTTTTAATTGTTTCTTCTTTGTCTTGTCCTCTCACTTCCCAAATATAATGAATTGCGCTCAGAAATTTAGAGTGCAACCATTTAGGCAAATGATCATCAACTGTTCTTCTTATCTCTTTCATTATAGTATCTCCCAGTTAGTTGCATATCTATAACCTTGTTTTTCAATATCCCAATAATGTAAAAATGGTCTATTGTCTTTCTGTCTTTTTCCTAATCCTCTACACTCATCAGTTAGAATACCTAAACGTCTAACTTCTTCTCCGTCTTGTTTTGTGTATTTGATTTTGAACTTCTTATTTCTTTCTGTCATTGTTCGTCCTTTCTGTTATATGTGGGATTATCCCACATATAACTTTGAAAGTCAAGACTTATTATTGTGATTGTTGTTGATTGTATGCCTTGCGTAGAGCAATTTTTTGCTCTCTTGAAATAGATTTATTCTTCATAGATTTTATTCTATCTGCAAGATTTTTAGGATTGTAAATAACTAGACCAGTTGAGTTAGTTCTAATTATTTCTGCGTCATTAATATCTAAACCAAGTTCAGTAGATAACTCTAATGCTTCGTCTAAATATCTATAACCTTTTAAACCAAGTTTAATTTCTTTCATTTGATTTAAAACACTCTCAATCCATTTTTCATGGCAAGTAATTAAATGTCCTTTTTTAATTTGCCAAAACATAAGAGTATCATATTCTTCTTTTGAACAACCGATTGATCTATCTCTACAATATTCACGACCAATCAAATCCAAAACATAATCATTATTCCACTCTCTTGCATAGGAAGTTTGATTATTGCTTCCACCATTAGTTCCAAGATATTTGTCGTTTGCGTCTTTCATCTTTGTCCAATGTGGATTACTTTGATTGTCTTTTTGTTCAATATTAATATCAGGATTGCAACCCTCTCTATTTTTGAGTTCATCTCTAAAATAGGCATAACCAAAATCCATATCTCTTGAATTTTCGTTTCCATTAATATTACCATTAAGTCTAAAATCAAAATGACTTTCAATATATTTATCTTTCATTATTGGTTTGTCATTTTCATCTCTACTTTCTTCTTGACCTTGATAGCCAAAATGAAAGCAACTATCTTTAGCAATAGTATCTACATTTTGAAACTTGTTTTGTAGATGATATGCCATTTCAACGTCTTTAGGTGTATAGTGTCGTCTAACTATTTGTTCAGCAAGTTTCCAAGTAATATCTTGTAAAGGTTTCATTTCTTCTCTTGCCTTTAGATATGCCTCTTTCTCTTGCGTGTTTTCTTGTTCAAGATGAATACGCATGCGATTTGCTATTTTAGTGCGATACTCACCATTTAGTCTTATTCTACTCATTTTTACCTTTCTGTTATTTAATGAAATTAACACTTGACATATTCTTTGTCAATCGTTAAATAGGATAATATATGATAGATTATAACTTAATAATGTTAATTGGACTTGGTTTGATACTAGGTGGTTTTGGTTTGTTCATCTATGCTGAGCATAAAATAAGATTATGCGATAAGGAATTATGGAGGCAAGAACAATTACATAAATCTTTTATGAGGCATAAAAATGATAGTAGATAGTTTATGGTTTTATTTATTCTTGGGGGCATTTGGTTTTTTAGCCATTTACTTATTTCCAAGATTTTAGAATTTGCTGAAGATATTCTGGCTATGCTGGATGATGATAAGCAAAGGCCATCTGGCGACATGATTAGGAAACATTTATGTATTCCCTGTAGTGTCGCCCTTGAGCCCAGATCCTATTACTGTCATCATCTTAAGCACTGATTGATGGGAAGAGGATCTGGGGTCAAGCGGCCGACTAGCGACGGTTAGTGAAAAATGTATACACTCTGTCGCTTGGCCTAAAAAATTTAAATGGGCCGGGAGCCGCAAGCTTCAAGCTCCAAGCACCATTGACAATGGACCTGGGATCCTGTAGGATGAGTTATGAAAGGAATAAATATGTTTGAAAAACCAAAAAAGAAAAAAGTTAAATGGCATGGACAGGATATTACTATGCCATTCGATTGTTCAGTATACCTGGACAAAGTCGTAAAAATTAAGAATAGATTCACAGGTGAAGAGACAGAGATGCCCGGATACGCGGCGTCAGTCTACGACACCATCATCGGTGCTGAGCGTTTTGAAGCCTGGGACATCGTCCGGGCTGGCTTAGACTGGTTTAAGAAGTACTTTCCAAAACAATATATGGTGGTCCTTGACTAAAAAATTCACTATAGAAGTTAGTCACGCTGCACCGGGCCAGCTGCTGACCATCGCAGCTGAGCTCAAGATCATGAGTAATAACTGGGAGCGCTTTGGCCCCCGGATCAGGATTGATGGCCAGAAGCTTCAAGCTCCAAGCCTCCACGAACCAAGGACCAAGCGCCAAGCCCCAAGCTCCAAGCACCACGAAAAAGACACAATCATGAGGTATAAAATTTTATGTTAAAGAAAGAAGCAAGAGTCATAACCGGGGGCCTGAGCGCTCCCTCCAAGATGCCTGGACCAGCGTATAACCTGCCGGCTAGCATGTGCCTGACAGGCCAGAAGCTGGTGAAGGTGCCAGGCTCAGTCTGCGCCGGCTGCTATGCCCTGAAGGGCCGGTATCGGTTCAACAACGTCCAGACAGCACTCGAGCGTCGAGCTACAAGTATCATGCACCCTGACTGGATAGAAGCAATGGTGGCCCTCATATCTGGCCATGAGTACTTCAGATGGCACGACTCAGGAGACATTCAATCAGTCGAGCACCTCAAGCGCATATTTGAAGTTTGTAAAAGAACACCAGATACAAAACACTGGATGCCGACCCGGGAAGCACGCTTCCTGCGTCTCATGGATCCGGACATAATACCGTCAAATTTAATTATTAGAATGAGCTCACACATGATTGATCAAGGACCAGTAACCTTCTGGCCGTGGACGTCGACTGTGTCGACTCAGGCCAAGACATGTCCAGCTGCGGACCAAGGCAACAAGTGCCAGAGCTGTAGAGCATGCTGGGACAGGAAGGTAGCCAATGTCACATACCCGAAACACTAACGACTATCTCAATATTAAAAATTCAGTCCGGTTCGTGGAGCAAGGATCAAGCTCCAAGCCCCACGCCGCAAGCCTCAAGCGCCAAGCGACCCCGAGGCCCAAGCCCCAAGCTGCAAGCTTCAAGCCTCAAGCCACAAGCTCAAAACGTTTTTGAATCTCAGACCAATCTACTACGGGCCATGGACCATGGCCTTTGGATAATAATTCTTGAACTTTGTTCCCTGGAACAAGTTTCAAGGCTCTCGGACCGAGGGTCCGGAGCAGGATAAATGTATTCTTAGGATGTGTCTTATGGAATGAAATTTGGTGTGGAGAAAATCTAACTTTATTACCCTTGGCGACTTTTAACTCAACAGTGAAAAAGTGCCCAGAAGTATTATACCCCAATAGATCAGGGCAGCCGAGTATGCTAAGGTTTTCAATACGAATCCACTGGATGGAACATGTATTTTTTTTAAGATCTTGCCATAATTTTCGTTCAGGTTTAACTGCATTTTTCAAAGTAACTTCTGCTTACAGTTTAAACCCCGACTCAGGGTCGGTAGGGGACTTAATTAGTCTTAATCTTTCAGGTTTGAATACTACTCTCATTGAATTTGCACCAATGATTGTACTCTCTTGCACTTCAATTTTTTTTAATTCTTCTAGGTGAGAACCAACTTGCATAAAGACAGAAGCATCACCGAGTGATCCTTTTTGTCCTTTGCCTTTGTTGTCCATAAATTCTTGTAGAAAACCCATTAACTCTCTTAATCTCATAATACGCCAGCCTTTCTTAAACTATTGAGTTGATCGTCAATTTGCTTGGCTAGCTTTTTGTTATCAACATGAAGCTCTATATTCTCTTGTTCTAACTCTGTCAATCTTGTTTGTAATTTTCCATTCATTTTTTTATGTTCATCATTAATCATTTCTAATTCATTGATCCGATCAATCTTACTCATAATGATTGCGTCCGATTCTTTCACTCGTTCATCACCAGCTAGGGCATTTGCTAATGCCTGTTCTGACTCATCTAATTTATCTTTCAATTCAAAATTATCTCTAGTCATGTCCTTAACAATAGCTTGATTGCCTTTCAACAGGACTTTTAATTCTGCATTTTCAGTACGTAAAGCTCTTAGATCTTGCTCTAATGTTTGAAGATAGTTTAACTTTTTAATTTCTGCATTCATATTGACTTTATAGGATTGTTACCTTAAATTGTCAAGTATGGGTGTGCCAAAGAGATTAACAGAAATGCAAATGAGATTCGCCGAGTACGTAGTATTCGGGGGACCTGATGGACCTATGACTCAGGCCGAAGCAGCTATTGCTGCTGGCTATTCTCCAAAGAGAGCAAGATCAGAGGGATCAGAATTACTGAATCCTAGACTCAGCCCATTAGTAGTTCAATATGTAGGTAAACTCAAAGAAGAAAGACTTAAGAAATTTGAAGTGACCTATGATGGCCACCTGGCTGAACTCGCTAGACTTAGAGAAGCTGCTTTGAAGAAAGGATCTTTTTCCTCTGCTGTAAACGCTGAAGCAAATCGTGGAAAGGCAGCAGGATTATACATAGACAGAAAAATAATAAAACATGGGAAATTAGAAGATATGTCAGAAGAAGAGCTAGAAAACAAAATGAAACAAATTTTAGACGATTATGCACCAATTTTAAATGTCACTCCCAATTCAGAGTTATCCAAACCAACAAAACAAATAAAGCAGAACAAAGGAAAAAAGGAAACATCTACCGAGGAATCTGATTCAAAAGTACAAGACAAAACAGTAAAAATATAGTCATTCCAAAGATATACATATTATCGGGATTCCACATTTAATTTCTCCATTTCAGTTATGACCCCTGCAGGGAAGACATTCCGATCAGAATAAGCCTCATCCTTCTCGTCATAGCTAGCAAAAGTCCAGACGAATTTTTTGGTCCTTTTATAAACGTAAGCAAAAGTGACCATCTTAGAGCACTCAAACTTATCGAACTCATCAGAGGTAGCATGACCCCCATCGGCAGTAATGTCAACCCATGAAATCTTATAAAAATAAAACTTCTTCTTGTTGATCACAACGTGCTTATATTTAGATTTCTTTTTCCTACGCATCGCTTCTTATACACCCCTATATAGAGATCTCACAGACAAATTAGACACCTACTACCAACTTGTTTGCCCGTATACCCAATAAGTCGTTGGTATTGCTTGCTTATTTAACATTTGACATTATTTTCTGTCATAATAATTAAAAATGTCATACTTTTTGACACTCTAAGTCATTGATATTATTACATAAATTGATGTTTTGACACTTTTTACACTTTTTTTCGATTATTTTTTTTATTTTTTAAAAAAATTTGTCTGTATAAACACTATATGTAAGAATTCTTGCCTAATTGCTGCTATAAAAGCGCCTTAAAATTGCCATATTCTCACTCGCTTTGGCAGCTTCACTCAACAATTTATCAATTTCGCCTGTTATGTCGGTGTGGCCTACGATAACGGCTCCATTGGCATTGTTGGTCAAAAGCATATCAACCTTTAATAAAGCCTCTTCCATTTGACCGGTGTAACGCTGAATTAAGGTTTTATATATTCTTTCCCTCATCTATTGCCTCCTTTATATTTAAATGTGTTAAACTTTCCTTCGTTCCTAACTCCTCAAAACAAAATGTATTAAACGCTAAGGAGTATCTGCTCTCCTCTTTTGGATTAATCAAAACATTATGCCTTAAGTGGCTAGGAAACAGTATTAATTCCCCTGGTTTAGGGTTGAATGTAAAAGACTCACTGTTAATCTTAGTTTGTTTGTACTGTTCCATCGTTATTCTATTGATGGTATCTTTCGTAAAGCTGATGGGTGCTTGTTCATCGTTTCTAAAGTAAAATACTCCACTGATTATACTGTTGGGATGTGTATGTTCATGGGTAAAGCTCCCTCGTCCATTACGTTGGATCCAGGATTGTGTAATATTAACTCTGTGTTTCGTTCCGATAACGGATTCACAATAGGTATTTAAAGATCCATAGAAAAATTTCTTAAGATTTTCTAACTCAGGACGTCTTAGGATATAAGTATCTTTACTTCTAAAGACTCCCGTAATTTGTTGGTTGTCATATTCTATCTCACGAATAAATTTAAATTCTTTTTTAAAATCATGAGGATACTCCGATACCAATAGATTGGTTGGAAATATACAGATAAGATTAGCTTTGTACTTTTCTTCTGTCATTCTCAAATTCCTTTAATAGTTTATTAGTGTCAATCTGTCGTTCTTCTTTGTAATCTCTTTTCTTTTCATAATACATGTCTAATCGTTTAAGAAAGGCATGTTTATATTTTCTGAGTTCACCGTCTTGGATCTTAAATTCCTGGTAATAAAGATCAGGAGTACAGATCATAATGACTCCTTGTCTAATTTGACTTCCATACACATAGTCATGTGCCATGGCATAAGCTGCAACTTGCAAGAAATAGTCTTCAATCCATTCAATTTGTTTGGGTCGGTTGGCTTGTTTAAAATCTGCTACCGTTTCTAAGCCATTGTGTTCACAGATTAAATCGGTTGAGCCTGCGTAGAGTCCTGGGTAGTGTAATGTAACTTCTGAGCCATAATAATAATCAATTGGGGTAAGTCCTACTTCAATAATCTTTTGAGCCATCGGTTTAGCTTGAACGCCAATTTCCGTAAGGTCATCATAACCGGTTCCTTTGATGTGTTTCTCCAAGAACTTGTGCATGGCAGTACCCCGTTTACTGCTATGATTCTTAATTCGTTCTGCTTCTTCATGTCCTTTTTTTGCAATCCATTTCTTTAAATAGGTATCATCCTTCGTTTGTCCAAGGACCGTGGTCACTGAAGGCAGTCGCATCCCTTGAATTTCATAGATCCGTGAT